ATAGTCTTACCATCTTCTTGCATATATTCTCCAACTAAAAAAGGAGGCCGAAGCCTCCTTTATCTATCTACATTTTACGTAGATTATTCTTCCATAGCAATCTTCTTGAAGTAGCTTAATGCTTCTTCATCGCTGTCGTCAGAAGAAGCAATGCTTACTTTAGACTTTGCAGGAGTTGCCTTAACTTGACGAACTGGCTCGTCGTCATCAGACATAGATGCTGCAGAAGGAGCGTTATTGCTACTACCTTCAAGAACAGAAGCCATCTTACGTGCTAGTTCCTCATAAGTCTTAAAGTTCTTCTTATCAAGAAATTCAGAAAGCTTATGTTGAGAATTTGCAATAGCAAGAATTTCATCTTCACTATTAGCAATTGGCGATGGCTCTTGAAATGCAGATTGATCATAGTTAGGATAACCATCAACCTTACGCATACGAAGTTTAAAGTCTGCACCTTCCCAGAAGTCAAAGACATTCACAGGAGTTTCATCTTCAAAAGTAGGACGTGCTTTGTCCATGATCTTATCAAAGATCTTCTTGCCAAACTTAAATAGTTTAACCTTACCTTCGTTTTCTGGATGCTTAGGATCAGATATAACCAATACGTTTGCATAGTAAGCTAGCTTACGCTTTTGCTTACGAGCAACTTCTTTATCAGCATCAGAACCAGTGTTCCACAAACGAGAATTTAGTTCACCAACTGGATCGTTTTCGCCAATTGTAGTGAGAGAGTTTTCGATGTACCACTTACCTGTAGGACCTTGAAAACCGTGGGAGAAAATTTTAACCCAAGGTAGTTCATCGCCTTCAGCACGTGGGAGAAATCGAAGAGTTGCCGTACCATTACCTGCTTTGTCAGCTTCAAGCTTCCAAAAGCGATCGTCTTGGTAGGATTTTGATTCGCTTTGAGGATTAGCGATTTTGTCAAATTCGGAAGAGATTTTACCGAAGTCTTGATTGCGCATTTTGCGTAGTGTATTAATATCCATTTGTATTTCCTTTATGTTTACGTTGTGTTTGCGAAGTATAATCGTTATATTCATAATCTAAATCAGAGTTATCATACGTATCGTAATCTTCCTCTGACCAGTTATTTATAACGCGCATTCCTTGTCCAGGAATATTTTTTGAATGTTTTAAAGATTTAGTTGACTTTTTGCGACGGTCATCTTCGTCATCACCAAACTTACTAATTGTACGGCCCATCTTAATTCTCTGAATATTCTTCTCTAAAGGTATGATAGATTAATTGTAACTTATCTTTGTCGTACTTGACAAACTTTTTTATCTTATTTAAGATACGAAGTTGATCACCCCAAACTAATAGAAGAGGTTCCCACTTTGGAAGAAATTCTTCTACATCATTTATAATAATCATTGTTTCAAGATGTATATATCCACCTACGTATAGCTTTAAAAGTTCTGGTACGTTATCTTCAATGCTAAAGAGATCTTCAAACTTTTTATTAGTATCAGTTTCAAGATATGTACGTATATATTCTAATTGCTGCTTAAAGATATAAGTGCGAGCTTCTTTACGCTTAAGCCACATATCATAATGCTCATCTGACTCACTTGAATAGATTACATTCTTATTGCCATAGCCAATATTTGCTACAAAGTATTCAATAAGTTCACGTGGCGTATCAAACTTTTGACCTAACTTCTGAAAAAGAAAGCGATCATTACGTGCTTCAAAAGTTGCTTTAGTACCTGAAACCCTACCATTAGATTCAAATACATCATAGCGATCTGTTGTTAAATGCAACTTAATTGCCATAAAATATTTGTATACTTGAAATCCATCAATCATATTAATCTAATTTTTCTACTATAATTGCGTTTTTCAGATCTTCGCCAAATGACATATTTTCACGATAGAGTTTAACCATACCTTTACGATAAAGAGATTCACATGCAACAAACATAGAAAATTGATTAAAGTGATTAGCGTATTCATCTAGCTTTGTAGCTTCACATCCTTCAGCTGCAGCTAACATCATAGAGATAAGCATAATATCTTCAAAGTGCGTATGCTGTTCACCTTTATCAATAATTCTGCTTAATGTATCTAGATCGCCATCAGTAATATTCTTAAAGAAGTCACCTATAATCATATAAGGATTCTTTGACATATCATTAGCAAGCATGCGAGTAATAGAAAGAAGAGACTTTTCTTTTACAATGTTAGCGTAATTTACATTAAATTTTTCATCTTTAATCATAGTACTTCCTTATAAGTTGTTTGTCCATTTTGTGTTGAAGCAGACCAAGACTTATTGCAAATTGTACAATTAACTGTTGAGTAAGTTACATTCATATCAGGATTGATATTATTTCCGTGTTTATCATAGACTGGAGGATAATACATCATTGTTGACATAGATGCACTATAACTAAATCTGCAATCTAGTTCACAAGTTGGATTCGGATTCATTCCATTTTTCCGTTTGAATAAATTTCTTCTCTTGAATAGTAGGTTCTTTAAAGAATTTACGTGGGTTACCACACATTACACAATTAGAATCTCCACATGTAACTCCATTTACTTTATGAAGGCGATGTTCTTCACCATTCTTTATTGGAAAACCATGTGCTTTAGCTATATTCACATTCTTAGCAATGTGAACTTCATCTTTATAAAGACGCTTACTATGTTTGATTTTATCTTCTTCAGTACTCATACGTATAAAGTTGCTTGCTTGGGAAGTAGATTTGCTTCACGCATATCCATTTGAATTTTATCTTTAAGAGTTTTATTAATTAAGCTCTTGATATCTTCAGGTTCAACATAGTTATCAGCACAATATTTCAGTACTGCGTCCATGTGAGACATCTTATGGGTTCGAGCTAGCTCTTCAATATGAAGAGAGAATGCTGCTGCATTTTTAAACATTATGTTTTTCTCATGTAGTATTCGGCAGTTTTGATAGTTTGAACTACATCACTATATTCTTCAGATTTAGAATGATAAAGTTTCCATACTGGATCTGAACGAGTAGATGAATTCATTTTTTCATCAAACATATCTAAATATTTGTTGAACCAACGATCAAGCTTAGCTTTTAAATTTATAAGATCATAATAAATTATATTGATCTTTTCTTTCTCATTATATAGATGAGCATTCGCAATTTCATATTCAATTTTTGAACGATTCATAATTTATTATATCACCTTTACGATTTAAAGTACAATTCAACCTCGGCGCATGCGTGCCATTTCCTTAGCTTCTCCATCAGAGAAAACAGGCACTGCATTAGATTTATGTAGAGTTCCAATACCTAGCATTTTATCACCAGTATATTGCATACTTGGTTTTGATGAAGCAATACCATCACCAGTGTTACGACTTGGAATATTATGATATGTGCTACGACCTGGAGGTGCAGATAATGAATATGTAAAAGTAGTATCTATACGCTTAATAGCTTTTTTAGGCGCATACTTTGCTTGAATAGCATCCCATTCAGCAGCAAGTTGACGTTGCACAGCTGTTGGTTTCTTTGCTTTGCGCTTTGGAATAGAAGTATAAATCATAGAATTGCGTATTGAATTGTGTATTTAGCTTCTGAAACAGAACGATGCACATTACCATTTACAGTGATGTGCTTAAAGTGTTTTATTTTAACTTCAAATTCAGGAACACGCAGAGTTATAAACTCTGGAGATTTGATTTTCTCAACACGGTTGCCCGTAGCAAAGAATAGAGTATCGCGAAGTTCGTCACCTGCGACTTTTTGCTGAAAGTGTATATTTGCCATAGATATATTATATCAAATAGACGAATTAATGTACAGGTTTAAATGACTTTTCCCAGTACTTTATAAATATATGCGTCCATAAGATGATCATATGCTTGACCAGTACGACGTAACAAATAGATCTTTTCGAGATCTTCTTCTTTAGAAGACAAACTTGTGCCATCAATATGTAGTCCACGAGTTTTAATTTCCTCAATGAGCTCATCATCATCAAATTGATCAAGATCTACTTCAATTTCAACATATGCCATAATATAACTCCAAGTTAGTTGGTCCGGCGTAGAGGAATCGAACCTCTATAATGACTTTAGAAGAATCATGTCCTATCCGTTGAACGAACGCCAGATGGTACTATTATACCACAAATACGATTTACCGTACAGGCTTTCTTTTAGCTAGAGCTTTTTTTACAGGTTTTTTAGCTGTAGGTTTCTTGCGTGCAGGCTTTGGATTAGCTGCTGCTTCTAATTCAGCTTGAACCTTTTCAATGCGTGCAGTCATACGAACTACAACACTTTCTCCATCCATCCACATATCTTTATTTTCAAGCATAGATTTAATTTCTTCATCTGTCATGAAGTCTTTATAAACCTCATTCATCAAGCGTTCTGACCACTTACGTTCATGCAAAAGTTGATCAATCATTTCACCGCCTTTGCCAATAGCTCCACCTGAATAATTATGAAACATAAACACAGAGTGAGGAGTAACTTCAAACTGATCTGCGCACATGAAGATCATAGTAGCAGCTGACATACAAGCACCTTCAACTGAGCAAATCACAGTTGCATCAGTATCAGCTAGAACTCGCATGAATTGTATTGCAGTGAATAGATCACCACCATAACTATTAATGTAAATTTTAACTACGTCATTTTCACCAGCATGACGAATCGTATCAAACCATTCTAGATAATTTTCAGGTTCTTCAATAGTTCCAGTTAAATAAAACTCATGAATTTGACCTATGGATTTACTTGGAAAGTAACCATTAGAATGTGCCTTTGACTTCATCATGTCTAAAATATCCATTACATTTCTCCGATTGGTTTATAAAATATATGTCGTCCAATTGTAGTAGTCACTTCAAGATTATTCCAACGAGGACGAACATAATTAGCGTGATAAAATAGCGCACCTTGAGTCGTATCCTTGATTACATCATGATTGAAAAATACTTTTATTGCAAGACTTCTGCTATAGTTATATATCTGCTCATCTATGCGTGGTAGCGCCTTTGAGCAATTCCATGAAAATTGACATATTTTATTTTTCTTTTGATGTACAACTTTGCATACTGTTTCTGGAAATCCTGAAGCTTTTACTCTATTCATAGTAACAAGAGCAACAGCAATTTTACCTTCATCTTCTTCAATTCCAGCTTCACGATAGATATTATGTGTAAGACAATCTATCTCTGTCTTTTGATGTTTAGTTAATTGCGAGTAGTTTGGAATACTTAAAACTACTTCTTCAACTGGTTCTTTGTATTGTAATGCAATTGTTATAAACAATATTACAAATGCGAATAATACTTTTTGCATTATTTCTCCTTAAGTTGTTAGAGTTACCTCTACATTCCCAGGAAGACTTTTTGCCTTAAGCCTTTTTGTTTGGGCAGAAAACAAAGGCCCCAAGAAGGAGCCTCTGATTAGTATTTATACTATTAGAATGCGCGAGTGTATTGCAAAGATGTTTGTGTTAAAGCACCATCACCACGTTGCCAATCACGACCTACAGAAATGCTATCTTTAGC